CTGCTACGCCCCCTGTGAGTACAGAAACTAGTACAACAGAGCAAGCTACAACTACCACAGAGGAGCGCCCACTATTCCAAGGGTCCGCAGTCTCCACAGTAGCTGATGCACCAAAGATGGACCAGAATGTACTGTCGTTCCTAGAGTCTCTGAACTCAAGCCCTGATACCACATACACTATGAGTTCTGTGGATGATGTTTCTGCGGCTCAGGCTGCTGGCGCACTTAAAGCTGGCGATCGAGTCCTCATCACGGGCGATGGCGCACCATACCTAGTTGAGGTCGAGTAATGGTTAAGATACTAGGACGGATGGAAGAGGGGGCTGCATCTACAAAGGGTGCAGTCTCTCGTGGCTTCAAGGTCATCGGTAGGATGGGCGAGAGTATAGCATCAGGAGCTTCTGAGGTAGCTACTATGGTTGGTGAGAGTGTTTCCTCTGGCGTAAACGAGGTCAAGGGCTTTGTTGAAAATGTTAGTCAAATGGAGGGCCTATCTAACAGGCCGGGCTTTAGGCCGCAGTCACTACAAGAGGCTGGTTCTAATGTTGCTGAGTTGGCGAGTAAGGCTGGGGAGGTAGTTACTCCATCACCTGAAACTGCAGTACGGGCACTTAGGTTTGCTGCACCTGTAGCAAGTGAGTTTCTACCAATCAATGCTGCTAAATTTGCTGAGTTCATGTCTAATGATGGTCAGATATCCATGACCCCAGAAGAGCTTGGTAGTGACGCGGACTTCTTAAGGGACGCTGCCATCAGGACCATTCAGGAGGGGGGCGACAAGTTCACCTACAAGACATGGGGCTTTGATGACAAGTCAATCCTTATGTCTGATCTGCCCACTACAGCAGCAAAGAGCTTCACTGATCCTAACTACAGAATGGCCACACTTATTGGCCGCACTGGTGACGGTAATGTCAGGGTAGAAGATGGACGTATCATAGTGGAGGACGTGTATGATTTCAACACAGGTCCACGTGCTGAGAAGCTGTCACAGGCCCTCGTCCTTAAGGAGACTGGGGATATGGAGGGCTATGAGCGTCTTGCTGAAGAGGCTATGGGCGACCTTCCCTACTTTGGACAGGTGCGTGTGTGGGCTGGTGCACTTGGTGTTCCACAAGGTGAGGGCACACGATTCAAATTAGACTTGGGCCCAGCGCCTGAAGGTATAGGAGACAATGAATGATACAAGCACTTCTAAAGGCCCTCCAGTCCATTCTGTTAGGGTTATCTACCAAAGCAAAGGGAGGGGCCTCACAGGGCCTCTCTGGGGCTCCTACGGGCGTTAGAGACGTAGAGTTGATTAAGGAAGCTGAGGGCCTGCGCCTAGAGGCTTATCTACCTACCCCAAATGATGTCTGGACTATTGGCTACGGCCACACAAAGACTGCCAAGCCGGGGATGAAGATTACACATGCAGGTGCTGAGGCTCTGTTGTTGCATGATCTTGCATGGGTAGAGACTGCGATCGACACGTATGTCCAAGTCCCCCTAAACCAGAACCAGTATGATGCTCTCGCATCCTTCATCTACAACGTAGGTGCTACAGCCTTCCGTAAGTCTACTATGTTGCGGTTGCTTAATGCTGGAGACTACAATGGGGCTGCTGATCAGTTCCCCCGTTGGAACAAGCAGAAGGGTAAAGTCCTGAACGGGCTTACCAAGAGACGCCAAAAAGAAAGAGCCTTGTTCTTGAAATAAGGCCGACATACTGGAGGGACAATATGTCCGAAGATCAAGTCACTGAAAGACTACGTGTCATCGAGCTTCAGAACGCTCTATTAACGCAGGAGGTCAGACAACTACACACAGAGGTGGATAAGCTAAGCGGTGGTATTGGTAGGGGGCTCTGGATACTTGGTGGTGGCTTCCTAGCCTCTGCTGTTGCTTGGGTCATAAATGGGGGGTTAATGAAATGAAGAGGTTTAAGTGGAGAGAGTTGGTAGCGGGGCTGACCCTTGGCGGCTTACTCTTCTTCCCTTGGGGCAACCTGTTAGAGGTAGACCCCTACAGTGACGTAGATGTAGTTTCAGTGTCTCTGGAGGAAGATGGAGTTGTCATCACAGCTAACTTCCGTAAGAATGAGTGTGCTTTCAAGAGGCTTGAAGTCTTTGGGTATGTGTTTGGTGAGTTGCAGATCATCACTTGGGAGAATGTAGCAGTTGGTGCAGAGGAAGATTATGGACCTAACCACGACAGAACCAAGGGCGACCAGACCCTCCGCATTAGGGCTAAAACAAATGGTGTAGACTACGACAAACTTGAGATTCGCACAAGGCACGACTGCAATGGAAAAAATGTGGATAGGGTGTTTGCTACAATCCATACTGGAGCACTAAATGGAAAATGAAACTAAGAGCATCCTAGTCAGCAAGACTTTCTGGGTGAACGTACTTACTGTTGTGGTAGTTATCATAAACCGCAATGCAGAGGTTGTAGACCCGCTACTGATCGAACCACTGGCTGTAGTTATTCTACCATTCGTGAACATTGGCCTTCGGGCTATCACTAAGGAAGCTGTGAAGCTGGGGGGAAAGTAATGTGGCTGATAGGACTTGTTGGGTCAAAAGTGGGACGCCTTGTGGCTGGTGTCTTGGGTGTCTTGGGTACGATCCTGCTAGTCTTCGGGGCTGGCAAGAGGTCCCAGAAGCAAGAGCAGAAGATCGAGGACTTAGAGTCCTACAAGAAAACTAGGGAGGCGGTTGATGAAGTCGATATTAATACTGACGTTGATTCTGCCCTTAAGCGGCTGTCTGAGCGCAAGGGTGTCAGATTCTGAAGTGATCTGTAGTATCCCTACACCAACTGTGTCTGTAGATGATACACCACAAACAATAATTGAACTAGATAACTACCTAGCCAGATTGGAGGCTGCTTGCAATGCCAGCTAAGAAGCGCGACTACAAAAAAGAATATGCCAACTACCAAGGGAAACCTGAGCAGAAAAAGAAGCGGGCCTCCCGTAATGCTGCACGGGCCAAGATGGTGAAGGCTGGTAAGGCCAAGAAGGGCGACGGCAAGGACGTAGCTCATAAGAATGGCAACCCTAAAGATAATAGGTCCAGCAACCTAACCACCCAGTCAAAGAGCAAGAACCGCTCGTATGCCCGTACTAAGAGTGCTGGTAAGAAAAACCCGAAGGACTAAGGTATGCAATTTTTCCCCACTGTAGACGAAGATGTACAATACTTCCGTAGTGAAGGGTACATAGGCTCTATCAATGATATGCACTATGTAGCCTTGGGCGACCTTGGCTACTCAGGTGCTCTAACAGATCGACTACGGGCTTACCTTCTGGATGAGTTTGGTAGTTACTACGAAGCTATGCGAGACCTGCGTAACGGTACGTCAGTATTCGCCCTGTTGTCTTACAGAGTGCTTGGCCGCGACCCTGCCCTCGTTCTTGACTTCGACGATCCCTACTACCGCACAGGTGGCACAGATACGGACCTTGTGAGTGCTGCTACTCATGCGCGTGCATCCACAGCCACTTACACTGATGCCAGTGGTATTTTGCAAACTGCTTCTATCAACGAACCCCGCGTAGGCCACCACATCTACAATGGTTCTGCATGGGTAGACGAAGGGTACTTCCACGAGAGTGAAGCACGGACGAATTTGCTGACTTATAGCAGTGAGTTTGATAATGTGGATTGGACTAAAAATCTAAACGTATCTATTACGGCTAATGCAATAGTTTCTCCTGATGGAACAACGAATGCAGACTTGGCAGAGCAAACTGGTGGCACTTTTACAGCCGTCAGCCAACCCATTACTCTAGTTTCTGGCTCTACTTACACTCTTTCTTTGTTTATGAAGGCCAACACCGCAGCCACCGCCAGACTTCGTGTTATCTCTGGGTCAACAGACGTAAACCTTCTTGCCATTGATCTAGAAAATGGAACGTCCTCTTCATATCAAGCTGAAGATTATGGAAGTGGCTGGTTCCGCTATGCGTTAAGTTTTGTTGCTGATGGCACAACGGGTCTTGTGTTTATTTATCCCGCAGATAGCTCCGCCGATTTGGGTAGCACTGGCATCTACGGCGCTCAAGTCGAAGCTGGCTCCACCCCAAGTTCCTACATCCCCACAGCAGGTGCTACAGTCCCACGCGCTGCGGATGCTATGACAATCCCTGCGGATAACTTGCCGTATTCCGCCACGGCTATGTCTATCCAAATGGAAGGGACAATGACAGGCGTAAGCAGTACATTTGCTAACTGGACTGAAGATGCAAGCAACGGCATACTTATGCAGTCAGGTGCAAGCAACTTTACATTCACGCAAGAGGCGGCAGGTGTTGTTGATACGGTAACAGGCGGCAGCTATACAAGCGGCATCAACGTCCCGTTCAACATCGCTTCTCGTCATGGCTCTACGTTTATCAATGGTGCAGTAGATGGGACAGCACTCACAGCGGACACCACACCAGTGGCTCTACCTGACTTGTTAGCTACGGATATGGATATCGGGTCTACCTTCATGGGTACAATCAAGTTGTTCCGTGTGTGGGCTGATGACTTGACTGATGCTGGCAATGAGGAGGCTACAACATGAGCGACCTAGAGACACCCAAGACAGACTTCTACATCAAGCTGGCATCTGAGGCTGATATGCCTTCGGTGTTAACACCCTTCTATCGTCGTGTGTGGGCTGATGATTTAACAGATGCTGGTATTGCGGAGGCAAGCGGATGTGGTCTGAGTGTGGATGCTGCGTTAAAAGGAAAATAAAGAGATGACTAAGAAAAACCTAACAGACAAACAACAGAAGTTCATTGATGTTCTCTTTGATGAGGCTCAAGGTAACTTCGTTGAAGCTAAGAAGCTTGCTGGTTACAGCGAGAACGTGAGTACTACGTCCATTGTAGAGAGCCTGCAGGAAGAAATTGCAGCTAAGACTACGAAGTTCCTAGCCACTCACGGTGCTCGTGCTGCTTGGGCTATGATGCAGATCATGGATAACCCTACAGACTTAGGCAACAAAGAGAAAATGGCAGCGGCTAAGGACATCCTTGACCGTGCTGGACACAAAGCAGGGGACAAGTTGGAAGTGAAGGTGGACTCTCCACTATTTATTCTCCCCTCTAAGAACGATTAACCTTGACAAGTAGGTGAAAAATGGCTAGAATACAGAAAGAGTTCAAACTTCCTAAGCCAGTTGACACTGTTGATGGTTACGAGTGGCTCCCTGTAGTACGGGTTGGACGTGTTGTCCCATTCGGCTACAAGCAAGACGAAGAAGATAAGGATATCCTGCTCCCAATTCACGATGAGTTGGTTCTCTTGGAGAAAGCCAAGACTTTCTTAAAGCAGTACAGCTACAGAGACGTAGCGAACTGGCTCTCTGAGCAGAGTGGTAGACAAATCTCCCACGTTGGGTTAATGACAAGGGTTAAAAGTGACCAAAAGCGTAAAACAGAACTTACAAACCTCGGCTACCTCACCCAACGCTACAAAGAAGCAGCGGAAAAAGCCCGTAAGATCGAAGAATCCTACCTCGGTCGTCGAAGAGAAGCCGAAGACAGTACCAGCAACGGTTAAAGCACCTGAGTTTGACGTGGAGAAGGCCCAAGAGATTATCTTCGAGGCTACTCCAGGCCCACAGTCAGACTTCCTAGCCTCCTCAGAGCAAGAAGTGCTCTATGGTGGGGCTGCTGGTGGCGGTAAGAGCTACGCAATGGTAGCTGACCCTGTTCGTTACCTCAATAACCCTAAAGCTAACATGCTTTTGGTACGTAGATCGACTGAAGAACTAAGAGAACTGATTGCAGTCTCCAAACAACTCTACCCTAAGGCTATTCCAGGAGCTAAGTTCCTTGAGAGGGACAAAACATGGGTTACACCCAGTGGTGCTACCCTCTGGATGTCTTATCTGGACCGTGATGACGACGTTACCCGTTACCAGGGGCAGGCATTCAACTGGATTGGTTTTGACGAGCTAACCCAGTGGCCTTCACCCTACGCATGGGACTATATGCGCTCTCGTCTACGTACTGCTAAGGGTTCTGGCCTACCCCTTAACCAACGAGCTACGTCTAACCCTGGTGGACCAGGACATGCTTGGGTTAAGAAGATGTTTGTTGACCCAGCCCCAGCTAATGAAGCTTTTGATGCGATTGATCCAGAGACAGGCGATAAGATGGTCTGGCCTAAGTCCTCTAAGTTCGCTGTAGCTAACGATCTTGTCGGGAAGCCTATGCTTAAGCGTAAGTTTATCCCAGCCAACCTGTTTGACAACCCATACCTAGCTGAAGACGGTATGTACGAAGCTAACCTGCTCTCCCTACCTGAGCATCAACGCCGACAGCTACTTGAAGGTGACTGGGACATTGCAGAAGGCGCAGCCTTCCCTGAGTTCAACCGTAAGCACCACGTAGTAGAGCCATACGACATTCCAGACAACTGGATGAAGTTCAGAGCTTGTGACTACGGCTACAGTTCCTACTCCGGTGTAGTCTGGTTTGCTGTTGACCCCTCTGATGAGTCCTTGGTAGTCTACCGTGAGATGTATGTCTCTAAGGTTCTAGCTGAGGACCTAGCAGACATGGTTAAGGAAGCAGAGTACGGTGAACGCATTCGTTACGGTGTTCTAGACTCCTCCTTGTGGCATAAGCGCGGGGATACAGGACCTAGTATTGCTGAACGGATGATTTCCAAGGGATGTCGTTGGCGTCCTGCAGATAGAAGCAGAGGTTCCCGTGTCTCAGGAAAGAACGAAGTACACAGACGACTACAAGTGGACACAGATACCGAAGCACCACGAATGGTATTCTTCAACACGTGTAAGAAACTTATCGAACAACTACCAAGTATCCCACTTGATAAAAGAAACCCAGAAGACGTAGACACTAACTCTGAAGACCACCTCTACGATGCTCTTCGCTACGGTGTTATGACAAGACCTAGCAGCGGTATCTATAACAGCGACACTGGTACGTCAAGTGTACCAACCCCCTCAGACCCTGCGTTTGGCTATTAACTAATAAGGACTTCTCATGGAAGACTACGAAGACGAAACGAGTATGGACGAGATGAACATGAGTGCCCTTGAGGACACTGATGACGACGGGACCAACACAGACCCTAGTGCAGGTAACGTAGCCGCCTTTGTAACTTCTCGTTTCTCTCGTGCATCTACTGCACGTGACACTGAGGAGACACGCTGGCTACGGGCATACCGTAACTACCGTGGTATCTACGGGCCTGACGTACAGTTCACAGACACAGAGAAGTCTAAGATATTCGTTAAGGTAACTAAGACTAAAGTCAACGCTGCCTACGACCAGATCACTGATGTGCTTCTGGGTTCTTCTCGTTTCCCACTGAGCATCAACCCTACAGTACTTCCTGACGGTGTTGAGGAAACAGTACACTTCGAGACTAACGACCAGATCACCCAAGCTATGGAGGAGTTT